ATTATATGGCTGACGAGGAGTATATAAATGAAATTATCAACGGAGATATTCACACAGCTAACCAAAAATTTGCTGGACTTAAATCAAGAGATGAGGCAAAGACTTTCATCTATGCCCTCATATACGGAGCAGGAGACGAGAAGATTGGAAGCATCATTGGAGGAAGTAGAACAGAAGGTAAGAAGTTGCGAGAACGCTTTCTTAGTAGTCTACCAACACTTGCAACTCTTAAAACTAGAGTTGACAGAGCATCTAGCAAAGGTTTCCTCAAAGGATTAGATGGAAGAAAAATATTTTTAAGACATAAACATGCAGCACTTAATACTTTGCTTCAAGGCGGTGGTGCCATTGTTATGAAAAAAGGTTTATCTCTTCTTAATGATAGACTTAAAAAAGTTAATATTGATTTTAAGTTTGTCGCAAACATTCACGATGAATGGCAGATTGAAGTTAGAGAATGTCAAGCGAATCGAGTAGGGCAACTAGCTGTTCAGAGTATTGTCGATGCCGGTACATACTTTGATATGCGTTGCCCTCTTGACGGAGAGTTTAGAATAGGGAGGAATTGGAGTGAGACACACTAATAAAATTCAACAAAGTTGGGAGATTAATCCATCATTATATATGACAAATGATGATGGCTCTTTTATCTTAAAAAAAGATGGAACACCAAAGAAAAAATCTGGAAGACCTTCTGGAAGTAGGATGTCTCTTTCCCAAAAAATAAAAAATATTAGAAAAAAAGAAAAAGAAATTCAAAGACTAATAGATTATGTTCAAGCTGAATCTTTAGAACTTCCTTTAAAGAAAAGAACAACATCAACCATTCCGTTTGGATATAAATTAAATATACAAACAAATGAACTAGAACCAATTCAATCAGAATTAGATTGTTTGAAAGAGGTAGAAAAAAAAATATTATCAGCGAAGTTTTCTTTACAAGATGCTGTTGATTTTTTACAAGAGAAAACAAATAGACGCTTATCAAAGCCCGGACTTAAAAAAATAATGGAAAAAAAATATGGTCCTAACTGTTGTAGCCAATATCCTGAAAAAAATAAAGGATGGATTTATATTGTAGAAAGCAGTTCTATTTCAGGATGGGTTAAAATTGGACAGACTACTAACCCTGAAAAAAGATTAGCTCAATACAATCAAAATACACCATTAAAAGATTATCAACTATTAGGATTATGTGAAGTAAAAAATAAAAATAAAGCTGAACAAGAGATTTTAAATATCTCTTCATTCTTTTCTGCAGAAGAAAAAGGAGAGTGGAAAAAACTAGATAAAAATTTTGCATTAAAAATTTTAAAAATTTATGAGAAAAAATATGAAACCTAAAAAAGAAGATAGAAAAAAGTTTGACATTGACTTAGAATATGGTACAATAAGAGAAGACAGAGTTGCAGAGATGTTGACTAAGAAAAAAGTTGAAGTCAAATCAGAACGTGGCATGTGGATGAAGACAGGAAATATAGCCATTGAGTATGAGTCTTGGAACAAACCATCAGGAATTAATGCAACAGAATCCGATTATTGGTTTCACAATCTTTGTGTTGGTGATAATGAATACTGTACTCTTGTTTTTAAAACGGATGTTTTACGAAAAATTGTAGACAAACTTGATTACTTTAAAACAGTTTCAGGTGGGGACCATAATGCTAGTAAAATGTATTTAGTAAATTTACAAAAACTTTTTTCAAGTGATGTAATTAAAGCTTTCAAGGAATTAGAAGATGAAAAAAAATAAAAATTTAGATACGCTTGTAGAGGATATCTACAAAGCTATCAGTCCGATATCAAAAGGAAAGCCTATTAAAATAACTGATACATTATTATCTCAGTTTGGTTTAGATATGGCAACAGCTTTAAAAGAATGGGCTACTCCTAAAGGTAATAACAAAGCTACGGTTAATACTCTTAGAATGTCTAATATTGGAAGACCAAGCAGACAACTTTGGTATGATATTAATCACGAGAAAGACCAAGAGGTTGAACTCCATCCAAGTACTTTAATTAAGTTTTTATATGGACACTTACTTGAAGTATTGCTTTTATTCTTTGTTAGACTTGCAAAGCATACAGTTGAATCAGAACAAAAAGAAGTTACTGTCAGTGGAATCAAAGGTCATATGGACTGTAAAATTGATGGTGAAGTTGTTGATATTAAGACAGCTTCCGGTTATGCTTTTAAGAAATTTAAAGATGGTACATTAGTTGAACAAGATACATTTGGTTATTTAGCACAACTTGCAGGTTATGAAGCAGCTGAGAAGACTTCTCAAGGTGGCTTTCTTGTAATGAACAAAGAGACAGGTGAATTAACTTTCTTCAAGCCTGAAGATTTAGATAAGCCAAACATTAAAGATAAAATTAAAACAATTAAAAAGATTGTTAAAGAAGATACACCTCCTGATTATTGTTATCCTTCGGTTCCTGAAGGTAAGTCAGGAAATATGAAGCTTCCTAATGAATGTACTTATTGTCCTTACAAATATAAGTGTCATGCAGAAGCAAATGATGGCAAGGGATTAAGAGTATTTAATTATGCGAAAGGTCCAGTTTATTTTACAAAATTAATTAAGATACCAAACGTAGAGGAAATTTTATGAACGGAAAGAAAGCAAAAAAAATAAGAAAAAAAGGATTACACCTTTTAGTAGATTGGGTTAAAACTTTAGTATCAGAAGAAGAAGGAAAAAAATTATCAGTACAAGATGCTTTTAATTTATTACCATCTGATACTCATGTTTTTGCTAATCAAAGAATTATGTTATCTGCCTTTTCACAAAAATGGATTAATAAAAAACTTAAAAAATTAATTAAAATAAAAAATATAAACGACATTACAGTTAAGGATTTAATAAATGAAAAGTAATTTAGAACAAGCCATTATTTTAATTGGAGAAATTTTGAATGATGAAAATGAAACAATAGATAATTTTGATTCAAAAGTTTTAAAAGACTTATCTAAATTATTAAAACTTGAAATAAATTCAAGAAACTCTAGGAGTTTTCAATAGTGCCTAAACGAATACCACGTAAGGTTAGACCAAAAGACGTTAAAGCTCCTAAAGGTTATGACAGTGTATGGGAATACAACTTACACCAAGACTTTTTAAATGACTGGAAACACCATTGGGATACTATTAATTATGTCATACCCAAAACTTATGAGGCTGACTTCGTAAGAACGTTTGACGATAGTGTCATACTCATAGAAGCAAAAGGTAGATTTTGGGATTATGCAGAGTACAGTAAGTATATACACATTAGAGATGCACTACCTGACAACTATGAGTTAGTATTTGTTTTTCAAAAACCTTACTCACCTATGCCTGGTGCTAAAGTTAGACAAGATGGAACAAAAAGAACACATGCTGAATGGGCTGAGACAAATAACTTTAGATGGTATAGCGAAGATACTTTACCGGATGAATGGAGAAACAATGAACTATAAATTTAATGAAGGACAATTAATACAAGAACTAAAAGAGTATATTGATGGTACATATGGAGAGCACTATGCTTCTGATAAGTATCAAGCAACAGATATCATCATTGATTCTGGACATGGAGAAGGATTTACTCTTGGAAACATTATGAAATATGCTAAACGCTATGGAAATAAAGAAGGAAAAAACAGAAAAGACTTGCTAAAAATTTTACATTATGGTATAATAATGTTACACGTACACGATATGGAGAAGAATTAATGGAAGACAAAGTTGGACCTAAAGAATATTTAGGAATTAAAATTAACTATGACAATGAATCGAAGCTAGATAAATTTAGTCTTGATACATTACAAGACAGATATTTTATCGAAGGAGAAACACATGCCCAAGAAGCGTTTGCAAGAGCCTCCGTCTTCGGAGCAACCTACAAAAACATTACTGATTATGAATTGGCTCAAAGACTTTATGAATACAGCTCCAATTGTTGGTTTATGTTTAGCACTCCTATACTTAGTAACGGGGGAACCAGTCGTGGGCTTCCTATTAGCTGCTTCCTCAATTATGTTCCTGACAGCCGGACTGGGCTTTCTGCTCATTATGACGAAAACATTTGGTTGGCATCTTCAGGTGGAGGTATCGGTGGATACTGGGGAGATGTTCGTAGTAATGGTGTATCTACTACTCACGGTAGTAAGTCTACTGGTTCCATTCCTTTCATGCATGTCGTAGATTCTCAGATGTTAGCGTTCAATCAGGGTGTAACAAGACGTGGTTCTTATGCAGCTTATATGGATATCAGCCATCCTGAGATTGAAGAGTTCATTAACATGCGTAAAGAATCAGGTGGTGATATCAATCGTAAGTGTCTTAAC